ATTTGCCTGGAGTTATAGCGAATATTCTTCATTTGGTGCGATTGATTCTAATGGCTCAGTATGGGTTTGGGGACATGGCAACCATTACAATTTAGGTACTGGTGATAATACAAGTTATTCTTATGCTCAGAAAATCTATGATGTTACTGATACTAATAAATTCCCTGCGGATAACGTTCCTGCAGCTGATTTGATAACTCCTCACGAAAGCCATGATGTCAATCATTTATGTTATATTAAAACAAATGAGACTGTGCCAAGATTTTATGCATTTGGTGATAATTCATCATACATGGCAGGAACAGGAGATAATAGTTATGACTTCCAAATGCCAACGTTAATGGAACATGGTCCATTTGTTACATCGCTATTTAAGATAGAGAAAATAGTTGTTGATGGTGGCTATATGGACGCCAACTCTACCCACACCACTGATGAAAGTGGTACTACAATGTGTATTACTACCGATATTGCAGACCCAACTAAATATAGATTATGGGGCGCAGGGACAGATAACTACGGAGTACTAGGGCGCGGCGCTCACAAAGTTCAATTTGGTACTCATACTGATTCAGGCTTTTTCGATACGCGTGCAGATGGCGGTTCGGATGTTCATGGTAGTGGCCATAACCATTCCGAATATTTCGCACAAATACCAATTGATGAAAGAATACTTCCATTAGTACGAGATATCTTTATTGCTAATCACCATAATCCAGGTACTCATTATCTTGGTCAGCAAGGAACAATACATCTAACAGATGGTAGATGTTATTGGTCAGGTGTTGTTACATATAATAAAGATGGTATAACAACTGGTGTTGATGATGGCCATAACTTTATAGGTACATGGACTAAGGGTGTCTTCTCCGCTAATGATTAATAATTAGACCCCATTAGACCGGCCAAAACATATAAATAGTTATATGTCAAAGCCATATTCTAGACAAACGTTAGTCGATTATTGCTTGAGAGCTTTAGGAGCTCCAGTAATTGAGATAAATGTAGATGATGACCAATTAGGTGACCGTCTTGATGAAGCATTACAATTTTATCAAGAGTACCACTCTGATGCGGTCATTAAACGATTCCGCAAATATCAATTAACAGCAGCTGATATTACAAATCAATATATCACTGTGCCTGATACATATCTTACAATTAGTAGGGTGCTTCCTTTCAATTCAAATACTGGTGGTACAGGCGATTTCAATATTGAATATCAAATGATGTTGAACGATATGTATGATTTGGCAAAACCTGGTTCTAGTATGTTGAATTATTCAATGACTCAGCAACATCTTGCATTGATAGACCATATGTTTGATGGTAAAGACCAAACCACAAGATTCAATAGACATATCAGTCGACTTTATATCGAAACTCGGTGGGGTACAGATTTAAAAGAAAATGATATTATAGTATTTGAAGGGTATGAGGCAATAGTTCCTAAAACGTCTCATACTGCTGATACTTACGGTTCCGGCTCTGATGCTCATTCACCGACAGAAGCTACATCAACTGCAGTGTATAATGATATGTTCTTGAAAAGATATTTAACAGCGTTGATTAAAAGACAATGGGGTATAAACATTAAAAAGTTTGATGGTATGCAACTTCCTGGTGGAGTTACCATGAATGGCCAACAGATTTACGATGAAGCTAACGAAGAAATCCAAAAGATAGAAGAAGAAGTTCAGTTAAAATATGAAATGCCACCAGCATTCTATGTAGGATAACGAGATGATATTATGGCGAGAAATACTTATTTTTCACAGGGCTCTGTAGCAGAGAAAGACCTATACGAAGATATGGTCGTAGAGGCCTTGAGTATTTATGGCCAAGATGTTTATTACATTCCTCGCGACATCATCAGTTCAGATGATATTTTAAATAACACAATTGAAAGTAAATTCTCAAGTTCATACCTCGTTGAGATGTATATTGAGAATACAGAAGGCTTTGACGGTGATGGTGATTTGCTTGGTAAGTTTGGACTTGAGATAAGAGACCAAGTTACATTATTAGTTGCGAGACGTTCATTTGCTCGAGCTACTAGAGGTAGCAATCTAGTACGCCCTAAAGAAGGTGATTTAATTTATTTACCACTTTCAAAATCTTTATTTGAATTACGATTCGTTGAACACGAACAACCATTCTATCAATTAAATAATTTAGTATTGTATAAACTATCTTGTGAATTATTCGAATACGAAAACGAAGATATCGATACAGGACTTGATTTAATTGACGATGTTCAAAAAATATATGAAACAACTACAAGTGTAGGAATAACATATACAGCAGGAACAACTGCTAAGTTTGAGATTGGTGAAGAGGTCACTATTACATTTGGTGATTCTTCTACTGGAACTTCAGAAGTTCTTGGGTTTGACGAAGACCAAAGTCCTATTATATTAAACCTAGGTACATTAACAGTTACTGATGGTTCTATAAATAAGATTGCACCAAGTAGTACTATTGTAGGTAGTAAATCAGGTGCATCGGCTTCAGTAACAACGGGAGAAGATACTACATCTGAAACTTATAGCGCGGATGCATTTGATGATTCTGCAGACTTCGAAGCTATCAATAATAACTATATAGACTTTAGCGAGTTTAACCCATTCGGAGAACCAAATGCTTAGCGGAGAACATTTCTATCATGCCACAATAAAAAGAGTTGTATCAGTCTTTGGTACTCTTTTTAATAATATTACTATAGGTAGACACAGTGGTGATAAGATTTCTAATATCCAAAAAGTACCTATCTCTTATGGCCCTAGAGAAAAATTCATTTCAAGAATGAATAAAGATTTAGATGGTAATAAAATAGCAATTAAGTTACCAAGAATGTCTTTTGAAATAACTTCTATTGAATATGATACTTCAACTAAATTAAATAAGTTAAATACTACAATAACTACTGGTACTAATAATTCTCCACGAACACGAAATAAAATGTATCAGAGCGTTCCATATACAATTGGAATGCAATTAAATATTCTTGCAAGAAATCAAGAAGATGCTCTACAAATTTTAGAACAAATTGTTCCAACCTTTTCGCCTGAATACACAGTTACAATTAAAGATATCGAAGGCCCTGGTTCAAAAACAGATGTACCTTTTATCTTGAATGGTGTTTCCTTTGATGATACATACGAAGGTGATTATCAAGGGCGAAGAACATTAACTTATACTCTGGATTTTACTATTAGAGCTAGATTTGCTCCTAATATTAATAAGAATGTTTCAATTATTAAGAAAGTTGAAACTGAAATAGCAGATTTTACAAATGTTGCTACAACCGCAGCTAGACCAATGAGCACTATAAACGTTTCTCAAGATTCTCCTGCAGGTCCTATTACTACATTCGTATCATTAATCGACCCCGCAGATGTTCATACAGTAGACTTAGTATATAAGAATGTATCATTAAGTGGTATCAACCCATTGAATCGAATTACAGGAATATCTATTGCTTCCGGTGCGACTGCTGATTTTGATAGAGTTGAAGACGAAGATTTTACTTCTTCACTATCAAATTTAACAGGTACTTCAAGTTCAGTTGGTGTGGGAGCTCAGTTCTCCGCAATAATTGATGGATTGACAGGAGCAACAACAAGCGTATCAATCAGTAATAGGGGTGAAGCTTATGTTGCTACTGAAACTATTACAATATCAGATGCTCCTTATAATAATACTAATTTAGTTCTTACTGTCGATAGTATTTTTGATGGAACCGGTGATGAACCAGAGGGTGCCATTAATACATTTTCTGTTACTAGTGGAAATGGCAATAACACTGATGTAGCTGCTACATTCAATCCAGTGTTTACGAGAACTGGATTAACCACAGAGCCGGTGTTAAATAGTCCTAATGATTCTCCAGGCTTACATGGTAGAGAAGCTCGAATAGCAATTACTTTAGATAAAGCCGGAGCAATTACTGGAGCAACCTTAGAAAATGGTGGTTATGATTATAATACAGCTCAACAAATTAAATTAGGGCCTGTAAGATTAGGTGAAACCGCAGCCACTTTCTTCTTAGACAATTTAGTAACTACTGGTGGTACGGGAAGTGGTGCTCAGCTTTCTCTAATACTGAATGGCCAAGATGGCTCTCTTTCAGATATAGGAGTTTTCGAACCAGGAAGCGGATACACAGTTGGTGATGACCTTACAGTGGCAGGTAATTTAATTGGTGAAAACTCACCCGGTGAATCAGCTCCATCTACTGACTTAGTTGTTAATGTAGATTCTATTGATGAAAGTGGTGGGGTAGTTACTGTATCTGCTATCAGTGGAGCAGTTGGTGATGCTGATCGTGTTGATGCAAAACAATTTGAATATGATAGTCCTTTTACTAATTTAGTATTAAACATTACTTCTACAAATAGTGTACCTATCAGTGGAACTTTCCAAAAATCTGGTTCTCAAAACAATAAACCAAAATACACAAATACCACAAGCAGTAATGTCCAAATAGCTTATAATGGTCGTTGGGAATTATTACAAGATACTGAAGTGTTAGCAACAAATACAAATGATTCTCCTTTATATAATATACCATTTACAGATTGGATAGTTCTTGGTAGAGATACTGAGTCATTAGTATTTACTACAACAGAGAATGTAGAATTTACTTTAGGAGAAACTATACAAGGAAATATAAGTTCTGGTGAAGCTTCAATTGTAACTAGCGCGAATAGTAGAATAACGGTAAATAATTTAGAACAAGCATATGTAGAAGATGAACTAATTACTGGCGAATCTGGTACAATAAGAACTGTATTTAGAACTATATTAGCACCATGAGTGATAAACTTGATAAATTAAATAAGGCTTTGGTTTCGAATGCTAAACCATTAGTGCCTATCCAAAAAGAAGTCAATCTTACTAATGATGCTGAAGAAGATTATAAGATAGCTCGTGATAATCTAAAAAGTATTTTGAATAAATCTGATGAAGCTTTAGACCACATGATGCAGGTTGCAGTTGAAGCCGAACACCCAAGAGCATTTGAAGTATTGGCTGGAATGTTTAAGACATCTGCAGATGTTACCACACAATTAATTGATTTACAAAAGAAAAGACACGAACTCGATAAACTAAATAATGAACCGACTGAATCTGGTGGAGTCACAAATAATAACCTCTTTGTCGGTTCGACAGCAGAATTACAAAAGATGCTGGCAAAGAAGGTAGATAATGACTGATGGTTACAATGGAAACTCTCTTGTAAAAAGAGATGGTGTAACACATAATTATACCAAACAGGAAATCACTGAATACCAAAAGTGTATGAGTGACCCTGTGTATTTTGCAAAGACATATGTCAAAGTAATTAATCTCGATAAAGGGTTAGTTCCTTTTGACTTATATCCATACCAAGAAAAGATGTTTGAACATTTCAATGATAACAGATTCTCTGTTGTTCTTGCTTGTAGACAGTCTGGTAAATCTATTTCATCGGTGGTTTATATTTTATGGTATGCTATCTTCCACCCCGAAAAGACAGTTGCTATTCTTGCGAATAAAGGAGCAACTGCAAGAGAAATGTTATCTCGCATCACTCTAGCTTTAGAGAATCTTCCATTCTTTTTACAGCCAGGAACTCGAACATTAAATAAAGGTTCATTAGAATTTTCTAATAGTTCAAAGATTATTGCATCTGCCACGTCAGCTTCTTCTATTCGTGGTCAATCAGTTAACTTATTATTCCTTGACGAGTTTGCTTTCGTTGAGAATGCTTCTACTTTCTATACATCTACTTATCCCGTAATCTCATCTGGTAAAGAAACCAAGGTGATTATCACATCTACACCCAATGGAGTTGGTAATATGTTTTATAAGATATGGGAAGGTGCAGTTCAAAAAGCAAATGAGTTTGCATCATTTAGAGTTGATTGGTGGGATGTGCCTGGTAGAGATGAAGAGTGGAAGAAACAAACTATTGCTAATACATCAGAGACTCAATTCATTCAAGAGTTTGGAAACCAATTCGTTGGTAGTTCTTCAACACTTATTTCTGCTGATTGTCTTTTAGGATTAAAAGCAAAAGACCCTATCAGAACTAAACGAGATGTAAAAATATATGAAGACCCACAAAAAGGGCATCAGTATATAATGATGGTTGATGTATCAAAAGGAAGAGGCCAAGACTATTCTACATTCACTGTGGTTGATATGTCTTCTAGACCATTTAAACAAGTTGCGACTTTTAGAAATAATATAATCTCACCATTGTTATTTCCTGATATTATTGTACATACAGCAAATTATTATAATGAGGCAATAGTAGTTATTGAAAGTAATGATGCTGGCCAGGTTGTCTGTAATGGAGTTTATTACGAATTAGAATATGAAAATACTTTCGTTGAATCTGCTATTAAGAAAGGTGGCATCGGTGTTACTATGACTAAAAAGATTAAGCGAATGGGGTGTTCTAATATGAAAGACTTAATCGAACAAAGTGGATTAGAAATAATTGATGCTGATACTATTTTAGAATTATCTACATTTGTTCCGAAAGGAGCAAGCTATGAAGCTGATAAAGGATTTCACGACGATATGGTAATGAATTTAGTAATGTTTGGTTGGTTTGTATCAACTGAAGCATTTGGTGATATTGATGACATTTCATTAAAAGAAATGCTCTATAAAGATAGAGAATCAATGGAAGATGATTTATTAGATTTTGGATTTCACAGCACAGGCCAAAGTAACGAATATCAAGATAAGATAGACGAGCTAAGGGCCTGGAGAGATTTGTAGTATTATAAATAGTAGTATGAACAAAATCTTGTAATGATTAACATACAATTATTAACTGAAAACAAAGAGGTACAATTATGGGATTCTTAGTCTCTCCAGGCGTTGAAGTCAAAGAAATAGATTTGACCAACGTAATCCCTGCTCTATCAACATCAATTGGTGGATTTGCAGGGAGATTTAAATGGGGTCCGGCCGAACAATTGACGACAGTCAGTTCGGAGAATGACCTTGCTGAGATTTTCGGTAAACCTGATTCGACCACCTGTAAAGTATTCTTACAAGCAGCTGGGTTCTTGAAATACGGGAATACTTTGAAAATTTCTAGAGCAGTGAATGCGCTATCAGGCGATGCCGCAATAGTCACTGCAGACACAATAAATGCCACGGCAGGTAATGGAGGTAGCGCATTAGCTACTAACGATAATAAATTATTGGTTAAAAATCTAGCTGATTTCGAAAGACAAGCTACAGCTTTAGCCGCTAAAAATTATACAGCCATTGCTCGATGCCCAGGCGAATATGGTAATTCACTCCAAGTGGTTATCGCAAGAACATCAACATCATAC